AATGTGTCCATCAACGCAAGTGTTAACACACCAACAATGAAGAACATGACTACATAGTTACACTCTGTATCTTCCACTGTCGTCGGTTTCTTCTGAGGGACCGCAACCCGCCTTTGGGCTGGAGGAGCGACGGGCTCCTCCTCGATTGGACAGTAGCCTATCATTTATACTATGTCTACAGATTAATTTCTGTCTTCTTCTTTCTCCTCTTCCGACCAGAGCTTCCTGCAACATTTACTTCCTTCACCTCACCACCGGTAGACTCCCCCGAAATGGAAACGATGTCAGACACATTGTCATCCTCGTCAATTAGAGGAGGATCTTCACGAACAGTCTCAAGAGGCTTTGTGTTCATTGGTGGTGGAGGAGGCATCATAATACCTCCCATAAGAGACGAAATGTCGACACCAGGTCCCTTCATCTCATAGGGTCCATCTGGGTTATCTGGTGTAGCCTGTGCCTGAGACTGAGCAGCTGTATTCTGCACCGCTGACATCATATTCTTGACTAGATCAGGGTTCTGCTTCAGTACATCATTAACATTGGGTATAGCTGCCTTGAACATGGAATTGGTAAGATGAAACATCATCGCTGAACAACCAAGCATCATGATCAACTTCACTTCTGGTGCCACGTTCACCTTGTTCCTATATTTCACATATAGTTCTTCGAAAACTCCGTCATAATCTTCAACTGACTCCATCACACTTTCAGACCAGCCTTCAAGCTGAATCTCGAAAGGGTTGTAACGCTTGTTAAGAAATTCAAGACCGGTGACACAAGCGACAAGCATACGCCTCGAGAAACGAATACTCTGATCAACTTCTATACCATACGTGATACGCTTAACTTCTGTTCGAATCTCATCAATATTCGAATACATGTTGAGACGCTTATTGGTGTTTACACCCTTCTTCTCAAGACGTGCAAGCTTATTTAGTAAATCGGCTTTCTCTTCGTCAATAGAGGTGTATCCCTTAGATGGCTGCTCTTCAGTGTATCCACCAGTGCCACCTCCACCCATCCCCATATCGATGTCGTCATCCTGGAAGTCACCATAGTCACCATAGTCTATTTCTTCAGCAGGAGGTTTAGGTGGGGCTGATTGTTTTGTGGGATTAGCGAACGCGTCGATCTCTTCCTGTCTGTTTACCGGGGGAGGCCTGGATGAAACCATAGGCCTGGGCCTGGGCTTGGGCCGCGAAGGCGGGGCAATTTGAATTTCATCCATCAGAGCCTGTTCATTTTCATCCAATTTAAGGATTTCGGTATCCCCCCGATCTAGGATAATCTCTTCGTCCATCTACTCTTTATAATGAAACTAAAGTACTATCTTTAACGCACTTTCATAAAAAATGTTACTTAATATTAAATGAAATTTAACCGTAATACCCTTTTGGTAATCCTCAGTGTAGTTGCCATCGGCTTTCTCATCCGCCGAACCGTGTTAAGCTGCTACCAACCCAGGCCCATTGAAATCGAACCCCTCAATGAGGATTCGCTTCATGATCTTGAACATAAGCTCGAGTGTACTCCAGGTCACACTGCCGAGGGTAGCACTTACACCAAGGCTCTTACCCCCGGTGGTCTTTGCAAGTCTGAACAACTTGTGAGGGATCAGGCCAGTTATGCAATTGTTGATGGAATCGGTTGATCTTTAATCTAAATGTAATGTAAATGACAACAGTCACTGCTGTTAGATTAGACATTCCTGATTTTGATCACGAGTACCACACTATTACTGTTGATACCATAGGTCAATCGAGTGCAAATACATTTACAGCATATCTTAATACACCCCTTAGAAATATCACACAAGCTCGTCTTTTGGGTGCTCGTATTAAGACACTTCACAGCACTGAACACTGTTATATTTCGATAGATGAACTCGACAGTAATTTTGCAGATAGAGCAACGAAAGATCCCCCTCTTTCTACTTCTTCTCAACCAGGGTTGTCCGTTTTACGAAACTCTTTTGCTAGTCTCATAAGTGAAACATCAGCGACTTCTGGAGATCAGGTCATATCCTTTAAAGACAATTATATGGTTGCCCAGCAATTCTTAGATCCCATAGCCAAACTCGATCGTCTCACAATTCACATTCGTGACGAGGATGGTAACACTATTAAAAATCCTTCTTCCGCAGGTAATAACTTTCTCGTATTTCGTTTTGTATGCAAAAAGTCGAACTTAAAATAAACCTTTCCTTATTGTAACTATGTCATCCGGTATAGTGAAACTTATCGCTATTGGTTCTCAAGATGAGCATATTATGGGAAAGCCTGAAATTTCGTTTTTCAGTTCGACGTTTAAAAGACATTCAAACTTTTCACAGACCGTCGAAAAACAAATGATACAGGGGGCTGTGAATGGTGGTTCCATGTCAACTATCCGTTTCGAAAAAACAGGTGACCTTCTTGGTTATACATATTTCACTATCGATGATAACAACGCATCTCTGGATCACCCAGATTGGACACGTCTCATTGATTATTGCGAATTATTAATCGGGGGCCAGGTTATTGACACTATAGATTCAGTGTTTACAGAAAAAATTGCTATTGACACGTTTGCTAACAATGTCAGTAAAAGTTCTAACGGTACACACCCAGGTGTAAGTGCTCGTTCGTATTTTTATCCTTTACGTTTCTTTTATTGTGAGTCTCCTCAGATGGCTATACCACTTGTAGCCCTTAACTATCACACTGTGGAAGTACGTATTCATTGGGGACCAGATGCTGGCAACTATAAGTGGTCCGCGTACAGTAACTACTACTATTTAGACAATGAGGAGCGTGGAACTTTCGCTAGCCGAGATTTAGAAATGTTGATCTTCCAAGTCCAAAAGAATATTCCAAGCAACGAAACTATACAAGAGCTTCATTTCAATCACCCAGTGAAATATATTGCATCAAGCAACACATCTAATTACAGTGCGTTAACTTCCTACAACAACAAAGTAAAAGTAACAATAAACGGGGTAGATATTGACGGGTATAAATGGGCTCGTCCACACTTTATAGAAGTCATGAATTATTACCACACTAATTTCGTTACGTCTCCAGACTTCTTCCTGTTCTGCTTCTGTCTCACAACAAGCCTTATGCAACCCACAGGAACTTTAAATTTCAGTAGATTGGATGATGCGAAAATATTCAGTGAAACAATGCCTATAACTGACCCAGTGTATGCGGTAAACTATAACATCCTTAAGATTTCCAATGGGGTTGCCGGTTTGCTCTATGCCAATTAAAATACTAAGCTATATTAAATGGTGAAGAACTTAAGCACTATTGATCGCGGCACCAAGGTGAGATTTGGTCGTTGGCATAACGACGACCAGGCCGAAAATACGATCGTGATCAATGCTTCTGATACTCCAATTAATGCTGATCATTCAGGTCTTTTCATGAGTCCCATTCGAGTAGATGAAGGTGTAGTCGTTACTTTGATGGGTGTTGATCATAGAACTGGAGAAGTCGTTGACTCCAATATTAACGCTCAAGGTGTACAAGGTCGTGAACTTGATTTCTATGCAAATATAGGCAATGTAATTACATCAACAATTGTATACGAAGCAGATAACGCATTAGTTACAACAGGTAATATAGGTATTTCAAATTTAGAACCCATCCATACACTAGACGTTGGATCTAAATTTTCTGTAGATGAAACCGGAAGCAATGTTGTTACTATTCGAGGTGATTCATATATACAAGATAATCTCTTGGTAGGAGGAAACCTAGCTGTTAGAGGTACACTGACAACAATCGACACTGAAAACACAACCATCAAGGATGCTATTGTAGAGATTGGAAAAGGTAATACCACATCTGACGTGGGTTTTATCATGAACCGCCCAGGTTCAAATGTCGCTGTGGGATATCGTGACTCTGTTGACGAATTTGCCATCGCACATACAGATAGTAGTGCAAACAGTACCACCATTGTACCATCTGGAGAACTTATAGATGTCCGTGTCCATGGTCGTCTTCATACAAACTCAAATTTGTCCGTTGATACAAACTTATTACATGTTGATGCGGTAAGTGACCGTATTGGTATTAATACATTGTTTCCACAATCTACTCTCGACGTTATAGGTGATGCTAAAATAGCTTCAAATCTGGCCGTTGGTACTGATGGATTGTATGTCGATACCACAACTTCACGCGTGGGTGTTAATACTACTTTACCTACAACCGATTTTCATGTAGAAGGTGAAGCCCTTATTACGGGTAATTTAACTACTCAACATAGTGTCAGCGTCACTGATACAACTACATCTACTTCTACAACAACCGGAGCTCTTAAGGTAGCGGGTGGTATAAGTACCCAAGAAAACTTGAATGTTGGAGGTGATGTATCAATTATTGATACAACATCGGGAAGTGCCGCTGGTCCAGAACTTAATCTATTTAGGGATATAACTGGTGCCGACGGAAATTATATAGGACAAGTTAAATTCAAGGGTAACAATGACACTAACAATGAAAAAAATTACGCAAAAATAACTGGAAAGATAGGTGATGCAACCAATGGTTCTGAAGATGGTCTAATTGAGTTTGCCACTATTAAGAATGGATCTCAAAGTATTCGAGCCCGACTCACTTCTACAGACTTAAAATTACTAAATGGTGCGGGTATAGAAGTAGATGGTACAGCGAATATTACTAACACTACGCCTTCAACTTCTAAGACTACCGGAGCCGCAAAAGTTGCGGGTGGTTTAGGTGTCGCGGGAGAAATATACACATCTACTATTAATGCCGATAATGCCGAACTAAACAGTATAAATATCACTTCACAAAAATTATTAAATATTGGTGGTAATGTACATGCACTATCTGACCTCGTAGTGACTGAAAACGCTTACGTTTCTAATAACCTGACAATCGAAGGAGAGATTTTTGCTAAGACTGATCTAACAGTCACAGAAAATGCTTATGTTTCTAATAACTTAACTGTAACTAAAAATGTTATAGTATCCGGAGACGCATCAACCACTTCCAAAACAACCGGTGCTTTAACCGTTGTAGGAGGAGTAGGAGTCCAAGGCAATGTTCACGCAACACGCGTAAACTTTGAAGATGCTGAAATTGATAGTCTCACTGTTACGGATGCAACTGCGTCTACATCTGTAACCACTGGTGCAGCTAAAATTACTGGTGGTCTAGGAGTTTCTGGAAATGTCTACGCATCGAATATTATTGTCGCGGGTGACTCGTATGGTAAATTTACTAGCCCATTTTTAGCTAAGAGTGACGCGACCACAGAAGGAGAAGCTTTTATGGAAAATTTAAATGCCGGTGAAATGACGACTCAATCTATATCCGTGGTTTATGACAATAATTCTAGTTTCAATAGTCCAACAGCACATACTGCTCAAAATCCTATAGCTATTCAGTATTACGGGAGTAACTGGTT